CTGACTGAAAGCACTCCAGAAGCAGCGGTCAGGCCTGTGCTCGATGCTGTGCCTGCTGCTGCAGCCATGATATCTGCCAAGCTTTCTTTGCGCGTGACATTGGACTGATCCGCGTCGATAATAGCTACCGAGTCCGCGCCAATAGATACTGCGGCTGCCGGCATATCATCTAAATCTAATGTAAGTGTCAGATCAAACGGGTCTGCGTCCGAACCAGCATCTGTATCCGTAAAGTTGATCGAGATTCCGTTAGAGCCGCTTAGCTTAACTTCGTTGCCGTTGCCAACTGTAACCTCTGTTCCATCTGCATCTTCGAGAACAAAGGATGTCATGGCGCCGGATCCGAAGCTAGCCCATGATCCTCCGCCATTCTTAAATTCTACTGTTCCGTTATTGTCTCTAAAGCCATATCCGCTTGAGCCATCTGTCGTACCAAAATTAAGGTACCCATCGCTGCCGGCGGCAATGTTCCCATTAACAGTTAAAGTAGAGTTTATTGTACCGGTCCCAATTCCGACTTTTCCAGCGTTGTCGATCGTCATTCTGGTATTTAAACCGTCAGTGCCAAATCTCATCTTTTTGGTATTACCGGAATAATCAATCCAGCCCTCTATATCATTCACTGATGTATTGGGTGCAAATCTAATTGTGCCAACGCTGGTCACGCCAGAAGCAATTGTCATTCCGTGATGGCCTGACGAATTTCCAACAACAAGGTCGTTCTTTTCGTCGGGCTGGTCGCTGGGTGTTGCAGTGCCAATTCCAACAATATTGTTTGTGGAATCCACTTTGAGCGCGCTGGTGTCAACGGTTAGATCGCCAGTGACTGCTAAAGAAGCTAATGTTCCAACCGAAGTAACATGAGTCTGCGCTGCGTCAGTGGCGATAGACACCTGATTTCCCGAGCCGGCAGTCGTTACTCCGGTGCCGCCAACTATAGAAAGCGTCTCGCTATCCAAGTCAATGCTCAGTGCGCCTCCAGAATCTCCTTGAAAGTCGAGATCTTGAGCGGTAATTTGAGTGTCGACATAAGCCTTGATGCTCTGTTGTGTTGCTAAAGCAGTGGCAGAATTCGAAGCCATGTCGTCTTCATCTAAAATGTTCGCCATGACCGCAGAACTAGCAATTTGTAAGCCGTTCACAGTAGCGGTGCCATCGACATCTAACAATTGGGAAGGACTACTTGTTCCGATTCCAACATTAGAGCCCAAAATCGTCATTTTGGTGTTTCCACCGGTCTTGAACAGGAATCTATCTGAACCGTGATCGTAATCAATCTGCCCTTCGTCGTTGTCAGTAGGAGAACCAAAGACAATTGAACCTCCATAAGCGCCGGGAGACTGAAAATGTATTTTGGGCTTTTCGTTAGATTCTAAGGTTAAGATTGCTCCGTCAATTGTTGCAATAGTGCCGGCGGTTCCGTCTCGGACATGAAGTGGCGACTCTGGAGTGTCTATCCCTACGGATAGCTTTTCACTGATAGAGACGCTGCCTGTAAAAATGTGATAGTCTTTGGAGCTATCTCCAAACTTAGTATCGCCATCAGACTCAACCTGCGATACATTCTTGATAATGTAGTTGTTGGCATAAATCGAGCCTGTTACTGAGACATCGCCGACAATATGCACTTTGTGGCTAGCATGTGGAAGACCCTTGCCGACATCCATGTCGCCAACGCCCTGATAACTCGTCAGGCCAATACCAATATTATTAGAGGCGGTCGAGTATACGAAGTACTGACTTCCGCTTAATTGCGTGTCGGATACTAAAAACTGGACGGAGCCCGTAGGTCCGCCTAACTCTTTAAAATACCGTAAATCTGTATACGCCCATCCACTTCTTGGCATAGCCTAAACTCCTCTTTATATTGTGTTCACGCCCAAGTAGACTGTTGCGTTGTTCGACCCGGCATGGGTCGTGCACCGTATACCAACCCTTTCGACTCCCTCGATGGGCACTATAAAATACTCGTCCTCATCATTAGCTACGGTTAAAGTAATATCGTGATGACTGCCGTCTGTCGGATCTATTCCCTGCAACACTGCCCACTCCTTTGCAAAGGAATGATAAACATATATTTTAAAGACTGCGTTTCCGCCGGTGGTGTTGTTTTTTATCAAAATATGCAAATTCTTATTCTGACCGAAATTCTTATAACCTGCCTCGATTGCTCCTGCTGCCTCGGTGGCAGATGTGGCTTGGCCCTTCGTCGGCGCGGCGGTGGCTTCGGTGAAAGTATACGCAACTGTGCCCTCTGTGCCCGGCTTGGCTAAATTGACGACTCCGCGAGTTCTGCCTCCGGAAGTGTGGGCGTGCCAACGCTCGACCCCTGTCTTGTATGATCCTGTTGATGACATTTATTAACTCCTTTATCGTCTGCCTCTGTAATTAGTTTGCTTTTTTGCTTTTTGTTTTAGTTTCGCCCTCTCAATCGCTCTTTTTTTGGCGTTCTCTTCACGCCGGCGCTTGACCGAGGGCTTCTCATGATATCTGCGGCGTTTAACTTGTTCGATTATCCCTTCTTTCTTAACCTTTCTCTTAAATCTTCTTATCATCTTTTCGGCAGAATCATTTCTACGCGGCCTGATACTGACATTTGCTGCTCTTTTGCTCATAATTAATTACCTTCTTCCAAAAAACGCCGAGATATCGACCCCAGCATCGTTCGGATCTACTCCTGCTAAGGCGCCTGCGGCACCAGCTGGGGCGTCCGGAGTACCACCCTTAGATAAAGGTTCTGTACCCTCAAAAAGATTGACGCCATTATAAGAGTCTTTGCCGACAGCTTTCGACATTTGATGTTGCTTTTCCATAAGTTGTCGACGGCGCTCACGATCGGCTGCAGCCCTAGCGCGGATCTGCTCTTGCTCGTTGTTTTGCGTCGGCACTTGTCTAACAGGCGCAGATTCGACAAGAGGGGCGGCGCCGGCGCTTTGCACACCAACCAACACCTCTGCTACTATGCCTGAAAGAAGGCCTTCTTCCAAAATCACCTCTTTGATACACTCTTTTATCAAAGGCTTCAAAGTCTGTTTTAAATCTCTTTTATTCATCTTTTAACACTTCGTTTAACGCTCTCCAAATCTTATCTGACTTGGTAAAAATATTTGGATTACCAAATTGTTTGTTTTCCATAACCATAAAGGCATCGTTTGTCGATGGTTCCGATACCATGTCGAAACAAATCAGTTGAAAATCATCTTCAACGATTGTGTCTCCCTTGTCCTCTGTTACAGATCCAAGACCCCTAGAGGAAATTCCCAGCTTAACACCGGCCTTAGACAATTCCTGCAATATTTTACCAGAAGGGGTATCTAGAACCTTAATTTTTCCCATAACTGCGTTTGGGTTCGACTTGTCCCACCAGACCTCTGTGATCATATGGGACGCATTTTTAAGGTTAATAACCGAATCGTCTGGATGATCTAATTCTCCTAAAGCTCTATTTTCATCAACGAGTTTTTGGTAATTCTTCATCTCCCTCTCTAATATTTTTTTGGGATAAATTCTACCATTTCCGTTTTTAGCGTCGGCTTCCTGAAGTTTTCCAGACAGAATCACGCCGCCAGAAGCTACAAACTTCTTCTCAGCTTCTGTTAAAATATCAGGACACGAACCACCTTCACATAGTTCATAGAATTCTCTTAAAAGTCTTTTATTCATGTTAATTCCTCATTTGCGGGCGTCACCCGCTTGGCTTAAGAGCCTTTACAGCAACGCCTAACAGGCTGTAGCATCCATTTTGATGCCCAAATGTTAGTGTTCATTGTTATCACCTCTTTTGTTTGTGTGTTCTATTTTGAGACCACAGTCGCCTATAATCATATTTAATACATATGAGGTGCCCGATGAAAGCCACCCCAATATGAATAAATTGGCAATTGTGTACTCAAATGTAAATAGTTCTGTATGGTCGTTTATACCAAACAAAAATGCGCCTACCCAAAACCCCATACACATTGGGCATTTGAATAGATCACCTAATTTTCCTTTCGTTGGTCGGATAGAGTCAAATATGGTACCGTATACCAAAATTTGGGTTAAGCCGTAGGCCGCTAAAATAAACCACAATAATTCCACATTCACACTCTATACATATCGTAAATTCCATAAGGGCCGCGAACCCACCCTGGACGGAGAGAGCCTTTGGTCTCTTCGTGTGGTACTTCGCCTAACTCTGTAGAATCTTCTTGTTCCGGTTCGAGCAGCTTTTCCTCTTCTCTCTCAAAATAAGCCTTTTCAGACTCGAAGTAGGGCCGCTCGTCTTCAATAAATTTTCCAATTTGAAATATCGCTAGCTGTAGCGGATTGGCGCCTTCAAAGACCGACTTTTGTATAGCGGCTTCCATGGCGCCATATACAGATCCTCCACGAACGCTATCGTATTCAATTATTCCCTTCTTGGACAGGTGGCGAAATAGTTGATTTTGGGTCTCGTAAACCTCATCGGTTAAAAGTTCTTTTGGCAGTGCAATGACCTTTGATTTTTCTGGTAAGATAACGATGTCAATATCATCATGATCGAAAATCATAATACTTCCATCAGCGCCTTTGCGCATGTTAAGTTCCATGCTTGCTTGGCTTTCTCCTGGCTCGGAACGCTTCTGATCTTCATCTGTCTGAGGATCGGTAACTGTAACATTAATAGCCATTAGTCTTCAAGCTCGCTTACAAGTGTCTGCATCTTCAATATTCTCTTAATCATTGTTTGGTCCACTGGTTGGGACTTGAACGATTCTGCTATCAGTGCAACTTGCTTGGTTGCTGCGGACATTTTTTGATCAGCCGTCACACTATCTGTGCTCTGAGCTTTTTCAAGCGCATGCTCTATCCTTTGTAGCTCTTCTGCTACGAAGACTTTAAGTGATACCTTATTATCTGCAAAAGACATGATATATTTGTTCAGCAGAGTTTGCTGCTCTTCTAGCAGCGTTTCGCTATATTTCTTATTAAATTTATCAGCAAAAGTTTTATAGATTAGATTATCGATCTGGACCATTTCTGGTTCTTTCGGGGTCGGATCAGTTAGCTCAGAAATAAGTTGATCTATGAGTTCCTTTTCCAACAAAACTCTTTGTTTAGTTCCCACCTCTTTGTTGAAGATTTGAGATATGGTTGCTAAACTCTTGTACCCAGGGACAAAATTAGAAAAAGTGTTTTTAGACAGGCGTTTGTTTATAAGGCCGATGAGAGAAGTCTGTTCTTTAAATAAAGCTTTGGCGTCAATTGTGCTTTCGCGATCCTTTTTGATTTCGAATATTAACTTTTCGGCGGTATAGACATCTACTGCGGCTGGTTGCGACAGGGCTTGGTAAAATTTCAAGTCTTTACTTAAATTTGTGCCTTTCCCGTAGTAAGTTGCTAGCATTTCCAATATTTCGTTTCGGCGCTTATCGTTCTCAGATAGCACAGCCTTCGTAAGTTCAACTGTTAGCGTCTCATATAAGAAAGCGGAATTTCTTTTCTTATTGTGCTTAATTTTCATCACTTTTCCTCTCCAAAGATTCAATAAGAGCCTTCATTTCGCTGTTAACTTCAAACAGCTTTTCCTCTTCATCACTATAAATAGTCTCTTGGCGCTCCATAAGACCACTAACTAAACTATCAAGGCCTCCATAGCCAGATTTGCCAGGATAAATACTTCTTTTCGATGCGCCGTCGCCCCAGCCGCCGTCTTTAATCCCAGAAAGTGATAACATGTTAGAGCCGATACCGTCGCTTTCTCGGCCGTCTCTTTTTGCCGGAGTGTAGGGCGAGCTTAGACCGTGCGGGCCGCGATATTGCCGGGGAGCGGAATCTCGCTTACCCGGAGGTATCGGCTTTTGTACCCGAACCCACATGTCGTCATCGCGATGCCCGGGCTCAGCCAACAAAGCGGTATCCTCTTCTGGGGGTGGTTCTTCTGGTGGGGCGCCCTCGATGGGGGCGCCGTCTTCTGGAATCATTTCATCTTCACCGCCCATTTCCGGGCCAAGAAGTCCTTCTTCTTCGGCGATGTCCATTGCTCCAGCTTCGGCTTCAACGGAGCCGGCTTGTACAACAGCCTCTGCTTCAACTTCTAACATAGCCTCAAACTTCCTATCGTAGAACATTTCACGCTGATTGCGCAGGAATTCTTCGTCGTCCATAGAAAATAGGTTTTGAGAGATCCATCGGCGACTGAAGTATCCTTCTGTTGCGCCGCTAGCCACATCAAACTTGGCCTTCCAATGTTCAAGTTCTTGCAGTTCTGCAATTCTAGACGGATTATTCAACATAAGCTTGAAGCTCAACAAATCATCACCGCGATAACCTAATGTATAAAGGTGAATAATGCCAACCTTTTCTAATTCACTAATAATAACTCTTTGCAATCTCTGGATAGTTCTTGCGAATCTAATGTCCTTCTGCGCTAAAGTGGTTTTATCCTCGCCGCCATCCTCAGACATACTAGACAGGTAGGAAGCGGGTATTTTAAGTGCAGAAAACAGTTTATCTCGAAGATATTTGATGTCATCAATGTCTCCAGTGTAGGTTCCGCCGGGCAGAGACTCCACCTTTGAAGAAGAGCCTCCACGGACTGGGATGAAATAATCCTCTTCGACGCTCATCGGATTATAACGCAAATCTACACGACCAGTGTCAGGATCGATGACTTGGTTTCGCTTCATTTGCGTCATGATCTTCTGCATATGTTGTTCAATGTCTTCTGGCGGGATGCCTCCTACATCAATGTAGAATACTCTGCGCTCGGGAGAGCGAACAATGCGATAGGCCATCACTGCATCTTCAAGCATTGTGAGTTGGCGCCAAATGCGGCGCGCTGGTTCCAAAATAGAAGTTCCGTATGGTGCGTACTTGTCATTACCTAAAATACGAAAATGTGCAATTTGCCAATTCTCAAAAGTCAGACCGCCAGAGTTCCATTGAAATTGTACATAATTTGGGTTCCCGTCATCTTCACCCTCAAGGCGCTCCACTTCGTTAGGAGGCAAACCAATTGCAGCTTTGACACCTTCATCTTGTTCCAGATCCAGATATAAAAAGAAGTCACCATACTTGCACATAGTGCGGCACCAACCAAACAGGTTGTGCTCAATGTTGAGAATATTTTGATATAAGTTATACAAAATAACCTTAATCTCTTCATTCGGACACTTAATGTTCATCATAGGTTTAAGAGAACTGTAGGTCGTCATTTCGTCCGCATAGATATCCATAGCAGAAGCAATTTCTGGAGTGTATTCCATTTGATCAAAGTCTGAATATCGATGTTGGCGATTTTGATTCGCCATCAAATCAGCTTCTAAGGCAGCAAATGGATTGTTATCCGATCTCTTAAACTGCTTGCCGCTAGCTGACTTGAACTTAAATTTGTCCAAGTGCCGGCGTCGATAACGCCGAATATTTTGTGTCCTATAATTAACAATAGGCCCAGAGAATAATCTCGTTAGCCTTTTAAAAAGCTCCGATTCCTCATTCCTGGGGTTGTTGTTTCTGCGATTTTTTATAGACGGTCTTCTTGCCATTTATTAACCCTTATAAAGCCATTTGTATTCTTCATGTTCCTTCTTTGCCTTGTCAAACCTGTCAAGATCTTCAGTGCGCTTATAACCTTTCATACCCTTAACTGTTGTGTTAATTTTAGTATTTGTTACATACACGGAACTTAACATTGCTTTCTTGTATTGTACCTCTCTTTGATTTATTTGTAAAGCCGTATCTCTGACCCAGCATGCTATAGCTAAAGCCATAACTAAATCATCGTTATAGCCACGCATCGCCTGCGGCTTTCCATTATACCAAATGAAGGTGGTTATCTCCTTAAGTGTTCTCTGAGAATATATTGTAATTAGTTTATTTCTTATGAATTCTTCCAACTTAGCTACAATAATTGGCCTTGTCTTGGTAGAGGTTGTGAATCCTAGCACAGAATTGTTCATCGATTCGGCTCGATATTGCTCTACATATTCATGTGTGCTCTTAATAGAATAATAAATATTGGGGTATTCTAAATCTACCAGCTTCTCCAACACCGATATACCGACGCCGATGTTCTCGACAACCAAAAGACAGTTTCCATATTCATGGCCGGCCTGATATAATATATTGGAATATTGGTCCAAAGTAGGCTTTCCTTGATACTCCGCTACCAACTCCATTGTATCGGTTCTCATAATATGAAATGTAGAATGATCCTCTCCATCACCGCGAGCAACATCTGCAGCCAGCAAATACTGGCCACTAGGGTCATATTTCTGCCATATCCAAAAATTACGATCGAAGCCGGTTCTGTATTCTGGATCTTTTGCTGTCTGGCCTACCCACGCGATATCATCTGGGTGGATTACGGTTTCACCCGAAGTATTGAAGTTACACTCAAGCTCTTGCGCGATTTCTCGCCGGGACATGTTTTTAGTTTCTCTTTCAAACCAGTTTTGATCACGATCTGGATGCACATCCCAAGGCAAGCTTGTGTGAAAAAACTCATTCTCTTCTAGCTCTGCCTCTGTATAAATCTTATGAAACCAATTTCCAACTCCATTTGGAGTTGACAGGGCGATGCACCGACCACCCGTACTTAGTGTGGGATATAGGCCGGCCCAAAGCTCTTCTAACCCCTCAACATGAGCGGCCTCGTCGATCACCAATAAGGAAAGAGCTTCCGAGCGACCGGCGTCGCCAGAGGTCGAAGAAGCTTTAATTTGTGATCCATTAGAAAGCTCAAAAGAAGTTCGGTTGTCCGTAGTTATTTCGGCAATCTTGAGCCAATCTGGAACTCTCTTGATGATTGACTTTACTTTTTTGACCAAGTTTGATGCTGTGCCAAACTTTGTTGCGACAACTAAAATATTCTTGTCTCTATGAAACAACATAAGCCAAGTAATATATCCAGCAGTAATAGTAGAAATTCCCAACTGGCGCGCTTTCAATATGATATTGAATCGATGATCGTTAAAGTTTTCTAACAATTCCGACTGGAAGTCGTATGTGCGAAAAGCTATTAAACCTTCCTGTGGGTGAGAAATTCTAGCATAGTTGTTCAAAAAGTAGGTCGAGTCTTTTCCACACTTTAGAATTTCTTTAAGTACTTCTTTTTTTGAAAGCTTATATGTCATGGCGTCTCTTCCACGCCTCTATATAAGGCGCTTAGTATTATTAAGCTTTACCCGAGCGTTCATGTAGTTCTGCCATGACCTCTGAGCGCAAAACTTTAAGTTCCTTGATTGCTTCCATGGCGCTTTTTCTGACGCGTCGGCCGGCGGAGGCATTGCCGCCGTCAAACTTTTCAGCGTCACGAACCGCCAAAGAAAGCTCACTAAGAATCTCTTGTAGTCTATCTAAAACCATTCTATTCTCCTTTCCTTGTGACATTTTTTGGCTTCTTGGTTCCGGGATAACTATCCTTACCAATTGCTAAAAACTTCTTAATAGAGTCGTCTATTCGATCTTCCGAAGATGACTCCTCTTGGCCGGGGCCTTTCTCTACATCAGAAAGCCCGCCAATCTTATAATATCGACACGCCTGAACCCACGCTCGAACTCTCGAAGTGCTCTGAATGTCTATATTCAGCTCTCCTTCAGCAGTCAAGGATAGCGATTTGCTCGTGACTTTCTTATATTCTTTTTTCAGATACTTCGCTACATCGTTTATCTTTGCTTCAATTTCAGACTCAAACTTATTAACATTATGTACATCTTTAACTTTTATTTCGCCATGATAATGAATGTACAACATGGGCCCCTCAAACCTGACGCTAAAACCGTCAAGCTTTCGAGAATCAATTATAATATCGCCCTCTTCCCTATTGAGGCCAACCTTGCGGGCCTCTCCATCATAAGAATACTTTTCATCATGTGCACCGTCATAAGAATTGGCTGCCGCTTGCGCGATTCCTCGTATGATTTCTAAGGTATTTGATTCTGCCATTTAATTCCTTCCTTTAAATTGGTTATTTTGCCTTAATAAATAGTTCTTTAATCGCTTCTTCGACCAATTCTTTTGTAATTTGTTTGTCTTCCGACAAATTCTGCATTATAGTTTGTACATTAACGCATCTTCCCATAATCTCCATCTGGCCGGGTCCGCACACGCCAGAAGACTGGCCGAGCCATCCGAAAGCTCCCGGTGGGGGCGGAGGGCGTCTGCGTCCACTCCTCCTTCTCCCCCAGGTGGTTCCTGCGGGGCTTAAAACAACTCCAGTAGCATCTGGCATTGTCCATCCGAGATCTCTCATCATTCTATCGCTCTCATCACTAGAAAGAGCATACGGGTGATAAGGTCGACCAGACTCAATATAGGGCCAATGTGCGCGACCGGGGTTATTGGGATCTTCTTCTGACAAATCGATTGCCGGCATTTGTCGGCCCGGATTGCGCCCTCGCCAACGATCGGGATCTCGCATAAGATATAGGGTCATAACATCCTCATCAGACAACCCAGCCATACGATCTATCGATTGATTCGGACCAGGGGATCTGACCCTGTTTGGCAATAACGAGAGATCGAGAGACTGGCCAGCTTCTCTTTCCGCAGACATGTGGGCGCCCGCATCTGCGATCACCGGGGCGGCGGCGGACTGTCTTTGGGCAAGGCCTGCTTCAAGTTCTGCGATTTCGTCAGAGTCTGTTATGTCCGGGCCCCATCCTCCGGAGGACGCATATTCTTCTTCGTCCGACATCGGAGTTTCAATCTGAGTTCCCGCGTCGGCCCAGCCCTCCCATTCGGGACATCCAACATCTGCCGGATTTTCATCGCAATCTGGGGCGCTATAATCGTCTTCAAAAAGAAGTTGGCGGCTTAA